CGGCCTGCACTAGCACCTCAATGGTGTTGACCACGCCAGTAATCGGCGCAGCTACCGGAACAAGCCTAGCGGTAACGGGTGCAATCACATCATCGGGAACGGCAGGCGTTGGCTACGCAACAGGCGCAGGCGGTGCTGTAACTCAAATAACCAGCCGCACCACGGGCGTGACGTTAAACAAGACCGCAGGCGCAATCACCATGTTTAGCGCGGCAGGCACAACGACTGCGGCAACCTTTACAGTGACCAACAGCACCGTTGCGGCAACGGATGTGATCATCTTGAATCAAAAGTCAGGTACTGATCTGTACGACTTGATGGTGACAGCAGTGGCCGCAGGAAGTTTTAACCTTACATTCCGCACCACTGGCGGCACTACTACCGAAACGCCAGTCTTTAACTTTGCCGTTATCAAAGCTGTAGCCGCCTAATGCACACCCCCATCCTTGGTTCGGCCTATGTTGCGCGTAGCATCAACGCTGCGAACAACAGGATGGTCAACATGTTTCCAGAGGCCATTCCAGCAGGAGGGCTTGAGGCTGGGTTTCTGAACCGTGCGCCGGGGCTAAAGTTCCTTCAGACTGTAGGTACCGGCCCCATCCGGGCGCTATGGGCGCACCAGACCAACGGCAGCGACTTCTATGTCGTATCAGGCCAAGAAGTCTACAAGCTGACCGGCTTGACGGCCACACCTACTTTGCTTGGCACAGTGTCAGGCACCGGCCCGGTATCCATTGCCGACAACGGCACTCAGATATTCTTTGCCTGCAACCCTGACGGCTACATCTACAACGAGGTCACCAACGTATTCGCGCAGATCACAGACCCAGACTTTGCTGGCGCGGTGACGGTGGCTTATCTTGATGGCTACTTTGTCTTCAACCAACCAAATAGTCAGATCATTTGGGTAACTCAGCTACTGGATGGAACTTCAGTTGATCCGCTGGACTTTGCATCTGCTGAAGGCTCACCAGACGGTGTGGTTGGGCTTATCTCTGACCACCGGCAACTGTGGGTGTTTGGCACCGACTCGGTTGAGGTCTGGTACAACTCTGGAGATGCAAACTTCCCCCTAACCCGCATCCAAGGGGCTTTTAACGAGATTGGCTGCATATCTGCGTACTCCATAGCCAAACTGGACAACGGCCTGTTCTGGCTAGGTACAGACGCCCGTGGGCAGGGTATTGTCTACCGCGCCAATGGCTACACCGGCACGCGCATCTCCACTCACGCCATTGAGTACGCTATTGCTCAGTACGGCAACATTTCGGACGCTATTGCGTACACCTACCAGCAGGAAGGCCATGCCTTCTACGTGCTGACATTTCCATCTGGCAATGCTACTTGGGTCTACGATGTGGCTACCCAAGCCTGGCACGAACGTGCTGGTTTTGACAACGGCCTGTTTATGCGGCACCGCAGCAATTGCCAATGCAACTTTGGCGGCAACATCATTGTGGGCGACTTTGAGAACGGCAACCTTTACAGGTTTGATCTAGACGTTTACGCTGACAATGGCGGCATTCAAAAGTGGTTGCGCTCTTGGAGGGCGCTGCCACCTGGCGAAAACAACTTCAAGCGCACGGCGCACCATACACTGCAACTCAACGTTGAGACAGGCGTAGGACTTGGAGTTACGCCAGGTCAAACTGCTGACGGCATACTTACTGAGTTAGCAAACGTCCCGCCAGCAGGGCCAAGTTACCAGCTTGTTGCTGAGTTTGATTGGGAGTATTTGGCAACTGAATCTGGCGATGAACTTACAACCGAATCGTCTTTGGGGCTTCCAGGCGAGTCCTTGGTGACGTTTGCCTACACCGGCCCGGACATTGACGGCGCTGAGATTGTTACTGAAGAATTCCCCGCAACACCAGGTTATGACCCGCAAGTTATGTTGCGCTGGAGCGACGATGGCGGTCATACTTGGTCAAGCGAGCATTGGGCCAGCATGGGCCAGATTGGTGAGTACGGCTACCGCACGTTCTGGCGTCGGCTGGGCATGACGCTCAAGCTGCGTGACCGGGTGTATGAGGTGAGCGGCACTGACCCGGTAAAGGTCAGCATTATGGGCGCTGAGTTGGTGCTGAGTCCAACAAAGTCTTGATATGGCAAACATCACCCAGATTCCCGCACCTCGCGTCCCGCTGCTAAACGATCAGACGGGCGCGGTGTCAATGGAGTGGTTTCGCTGGTTTAACAACGTCTACACCATCACGGGCGGTGGTCTTGGCATTACGCCGGTCATCAATGGCGGCACGGGTCTTGGCACTATCCCAACCAACGGCCAACTATTGATTGGCAACGGCACCGGCTACACATTGCGGACGCTGACGGCCAGTACCGGCATTACGGTTACCAATGGTTCAGGCACCATTACCATCACAAACAGCCTGCCAGATCGTATAGTGGTGCTAACGGGTGCAGGCACAACGGTAGTGACCGGGGCGTACCCCAGCTTCACCATTACCAGTAATGACCAGTTTGTCGGCACGGTGACTAGCGTTAGTTGGACGGGCGGCATTGTGTCGGTGGCTACACCAACCACAACGCCAGCGTTTACGGTTGCAGGCACTTCTGGCGGCGTACCGTACTTCTCAAGCGGCGCAACTTGGGCGTCATCTGGCGCACTGACCGCAAACAGGCTGGTGCTTGGCGGTGGGGCTGGGGCTGCGCCTACAGTGTTGGGCAGTTTGGGGACAACCACTACTGTCTTGCACGGCAATGCAGCCGGTGCGCCGACCTTTGGGGCGGTGTCGCTAACTGCGGATGTATCTGGTATCCTCCCTGTAGCCAATGGTGGGAATGGATTAGGCGCAGCGTACACAGTAGCAACTTTGCCAGCAGCCGGTACGCAAGGCCGCAGATCATGGGTGACTGATGCCCTAGCGCCTGTGTTCCTAGCGGCTCCTACGGGCGGCGGTGCGGTGGTTTGCCCGGTGTTTGACAATGGCACAGCCTGGGTGGTTGGGTAACAAGGAGAACGATTATGGGTTGGGGTCAACTATTAGGCGGTGCAGCAGGCTTTGTCCTTAGCGGTTTTAATCCAGCAGGCGCTTTAGCTGGCGCTGCTCTTGGCGGCGGTCTTGACGAGGCTACAGGCGGTGGGCAAACAGGCGCTGCGCGTGAGGCGGCGCAGATTGCAAATGCTTCTAGCGACCGTGCTTTGGCGTTGCAACAGCGTATGTACGAGGAAGGCGTTGCTAGGCAGCAGCCGTTCTATCAAGCAGGTGTCAATGCGTTACCCGGCTATTTGAAAGGCATTGCCCCCGGCGGCGAGTATGTTCGCAACTTTACGATGGCCGACTTCAACGCAGACCCAGGCTATGCGTTTCGGTTGTCAGAAGGCCAAAAGGCACTTGACCGGCAAGCTGCTGCCCGTGGCAATTTAATTTCTGGTAGTGCTTTAAAAGCCGCCCAACGTTATGGGCAGGAAATGGGTACGCAAGATTATGGTCGGGCACTCCAAGATTTCTATGGACGACAAGAAGTTGCGCGAAATGCCGCCGCTGGTGTAGCTGGCTTTGGCCCGACTTCCAATGCACTAGCAGCCACAGCAGGGGAAAGACTTGTAACTGGCTCTGCCCCACTCATGCAAAACCAAGGCTATAACACTGCTAATGCTATGCTGGCTGGGGAACGCGCAAGACAGTCGGCCTACGGCAACATTGGAAAAGCACTTGGGTCTGGTGGCTTTGACAGCCTAGTCAGTGGTTTCTATGGCCCCGGCCAATACAACCAAAGAATGGGCGTTAACTTTACAGACCCATATAACTACGGTTAAGGACATATCATGGCACTTAATTTTGGAGTTCTTGACCAAGGCGGCCCCTCAAATTTCTTTGAGGGGTATTCCCAAGGCCAAGAAAAAATGCAGGCCAATGCAATGGCCCAGCAAAGAGCAGCGCAAGCCCAGCAAGAGTTTGGTATGCGCCAACAGGAGTTTGCCGCTGGGCAGGCGGATAAAAAGCGAGCGGCTGATGCTTCTCGGGTCGCACAGAAATTAGCTTCTTACGAAGAAGCATTTCTTAAAGCATCTAGCCCAGAAGCTGCAAAAAGACTTATAAAAATACAATTTGATGATCCAGATGTTGGCCCGATTAGAAGCCGCTTTGGCTCTTTGGAGCAGGCTTTGGCTGAAGTCCCCGACGAGCCAACGGCTTTTCAGGGTTTCCTGAACCAAGAAGCTATGGGCATAAAAGAATTTCGAAAGCAACAATATCGGCAAAGTCAAGTCGCCAAACTCTTTGGCGATGTTCCAACCCCTGCGCCGACTAACGCTATGGCACCGGCAGGAGCAATGCCTCAAGCAGCGCCGGTGGCTAATGCTATGGCTCCTGCTGCTTCTAACGTAGCCGATTTGGTTAGCAGACGCAATAAAGCCTTGGCTATGGGTGAGACAGCGATTGCTACTGCTCTGAATTCGGATATCGCTCGGTTGTCGCCAAATAAACCGGAATTGACAACGCTGGCTAGACTTCAAGCAGACCTTGCGGCGGCAACTGATCCTAAAGTACGCAAAGAAATTCAAGCTAGGATAGATAAGGAAGTTAGCCACCCATTGCCGACTAGGGTTGAAACCAAAGTCAACGCTTTTGTCCCTGCAAGCGAAGCAGCGCAAAAAGAATTTATGCAAGAGGCAAGAGTTACATATAGCGCGCTTAAAAACGCCCAGCCTACGTTAGACAATATTGAAGCTGCTAAAGCACTTGTACCAACAGCCAAAGGATTTATGGGTGCGGGAGGCGAGCCACTGCTTGCGGCTGCTAGTTTTCTAAATAATCGTCTTGGAACAAAAATTGACACTAAGGGCGTGACTGATGCTACTGAATTAAGATCAAGATTGTTTTTTGGTATTTTGGACAACTTAAAGAAACTTGACTCTCAACCATCACAATCTCAACAAGCAGCTATGCAAGAGGCGCTGGGTAATCTTGGTACAGACCCAAATGCCTTAGGCCGAGTGCTTGATGCTTTTGGAGATTCAATACGGGCTAAAGTTAATTCTCATAACATAGAAATGTCTGACGCCGAAACACGAGGAATAAAATTTCCGTACAACCCAAGAATAGTTATCAAGCCAAAAAGTGGGGCCGCCGGCAACCCTCACGCGGGAAAAACAAACGAGCAGATTAAAAAAGAATTGGGGTTGTAAATGGCAGACCTTTCTCTATTGCTAGAAGCAGAAAAACGAGGGATTTTGCCAGAAGACAAAAAAAGTCTTTTGGATGAGGCTCGGGCGCGGGGGCTAGTTCCAGCGCAAGAAGGCGCCGCCCCGACTGTTTTGCAAGCCCCCGCTAAACGTAGCTACTCTGCCGATGACGTTTTGCCTGCGGCTGCGTCAAATTTTGTAGGTAGCGGCGCTGAATTTTTTAGGGGCATAGGGCAGATGATTATGAACCCCCTAGATACCGCAAAAGGATTGGTAGACATAGGGGCGGGTGCTATTCAAAATGTGCTTCCAGAAAGCGTAGTTGGCGCGGTCAATACAACAGTTGCCAATTTAAAGCCAAGCCCATCCGCGGCCATTTTCGCTGCTAAAACAATTGCGCCTATTAGCCCTGGTGCAAGTTCTCTCCTTTTATCTTTTGCAACCCCAGAATCTGGCAGTTCAAAGCAAGCTGTTCAAGCAGCTAACGTTGCAGGTGGGTTTTTTAAAGATCGTTATGGTTCTTGGGAGAGCATAAAACGCACGTTAGCTGAAGACCCCGTAGGGGCAATAGCTGACCTATCGTCCCTGCTAGGCATAGGCGGCGGCGCTGCAAGTACGGCGGCTAAAGTTAGCAAACCTGCTGTTTTGGCCGGGCTAATACAAGGTGAAGGGTCTTTGCCTTCAGCGCTTGCAAGAGTCGCAGCGCCCGGAGTGGCGGCGCTAGATACGTACGGACAAGTTTTATCTACTGCAGGAAAATACACCAATCCGCTGTTACCAGCAGCAGCAGCGGTTAAATATGTAGGCCCTGCTGTTGGCGCGGTCGGCGGGAAGATAAAAGATATATTTGCGCCTAGCGGGCTAAAAGATAAAGCACTGGCAAACGCGTTAGAAAATAATGTCCAACTTATGGACTCTGCTATCAAATTGCTCAACGAAGGGAAAACTATTGAGGAAGTAGCAGTTCTATTAAAAAGTCCTGGATTGGCGTCTTTTATCCAAGAGGCGTCCGACGTTAATTCAGCTACTCAAAGGCTATATAACGCTAGGCGAGAGGCAATCAGTAACAGGCAAAGTCAAGGTTTAACCGCTGCGGAAAATATTGTTCGTCAACAAAATGAAGCTGCGCAACAACAAGCTGCGGCTGGTTTGCAGTCGGCGCTTCCTTTTGCAACTGCACCTTCTACCGCGCCTCGCCGCGCTGTCAAGCAGGCACTTGCCGGTGAGGCCGCAAGGCTGCAAGGCCGACAAGCTGCTATGACAAGTCAGCTTACCGTTGAACAGCAGGCTGCTGAAGCGGCATTGGCGCAGCAACGTGCTGCATTGCACAAAAGCCTGCCGGATATTGACCCTAGTGAATCTGGAGCAACGCTTGGGCAAACCAAAGAACGATTGCTGAAGGAAACCCAAACTGAAGTGACTGGGCCAGCGTACAAAAAAGCGTTTGAACTTGCGCCTGATCCGTTTAACATCCAAAGTGTTGTTGATAAAGCTAAAACGCTTGGTCAAGATTTGTTGTCAATGCTGGCGCCCAACACGGTGCCAAGCGAATTGGGGCGCATCCAACGGGTGTTTCAGCCGCCAACGCCTCCTGCTCCAGCGTTGGGTAGAGGTCAAGTTTCGTCTCGCATCAAGGCGCCTACGCCAGAGACGCCCCCCGCTATGGCGACGCTGGAAGACGCCGCCACAATTAACCGGGCGCTGTCAGCGGCATACGGAAAACTGGCAAGTGCGTTACCTAGCGACACGGGAGCAACGGCGTTACGCAGCAACATAAATGCAATTCGCGGCGAATTGAACGCAGCCATCGCTCGCGGCGCCCCCAAAGAAGCAGTGGACGCATATTCTGCAGCAAAGCAGTTGCACACCACTGAAGTTGTGCAGCCGTTCTACACAGGTAAGTTGTCTACAACTGAGCGATCTACTCGACTTGGTCAACCTCAACTGCCGCCAGAAAAGATAGTGTCCACGGGCTTGAGCAACATCCAAGAAGCGCAAGCATATGCTCGCACGTTTGCCCGTGATCCGGCGGCAATGAAAGTTCTTAAAGACGGCATTTTAGATCAGTTTCGCAGAGACGTTAGCAAAGTCACCGGCGCTGGCAAAGAAGTTTCTGCTGACAAAGCCGCGCAATGGCTAGACGCAAACAAAGAAATTGTTAACGTATATGACAAAGCTGGCATGGGACTTCAACCTGAAATTGAAAGAATTGCAGGCCAAGCGCAAAAATTAAAAGTTTCCGAAGAAGCATTGACAACGCAAGGCAAAGCAATCCCTAGCAAGGTGGCGGAAGCATTCAAGGCTGAAGACGAAGCGCTCAAGCTGGCGTCTACCACACTGGGGTTCAAGCAAACCGACAAGTTGCGTGAGGCTATTGTTAAAGACCCAATGGTTGCTGACATGGCGTTAACCCGCATGGACGCGCCTGCTAGGTCATCTTTAGCTAGGGGTGTTTTGCAAGACGCCATTAAATCTGGCGATGCTAGTTCAATTCTCAAACATCTTGATAGCAATGAACAAGGCATTATGCGGGTGCTTAACGCATACGATCCCAAAACTGCCAAAGCCACTTTTGCTGAAATGCAAAAACAAGCTAGTTTGCTAAGGCTCGCTGAAGAAACCGGGAACCAGCTTAAAAAAGTACCCACAGACAATGCTCTAACAACGGCTAAAAATCTAAATGATTTAACTAAGGGGATGCCAGAAGTGCAAAGGGAAGTAGCTAAAATTCAAGCTGAACTAGCGCAAGGCAAAACATTTAAGGAATTGGCAGCCCAAGGCAACATAAGCGCAAAACGTCTATTTAGTGATGAGTTACGCCCCCGAATCCTGCCGCTAAACAGGGTTATGTCGTTTGTAAATATGCTTTTGACACGTTTAGAAGGAAAGCTAAACGAAAAATTAGCTGTTGAAATAGCTACGGAATTAGCTAACTCAAACCGCGCAGCGGAAGCAATTGCTATGGCTAAAAGGCAACAACTCTCTAAAGGCGCGGTCAGCAAAAATGTTGCAAATGCTATGGTCAACCCAGCTACGCTACCTACAGTTCAAATTAACAACGCCATGACGCAGTAGGAACACATATGTACTACCTCAATGCTTTCAACGAGATGCTTCGCAAGCGTCGGCAGCAAAACAACATGATGAATGGCGGTGGGCAAGACTACCCAAGCAGAGATTACGCTAGGCCGTCTGGGACAGATGCACTTGGACTAGGCCCAGCGCAGGACAGATCTAGTTTGCGTGATTTCTATAGCAGTATGTCGCCAGCAGCACGTTTTGGTCTTGGCATGATGCCTGTTATTGGCACAGCGTTCAACATCGGAAGGTTGGCTAACGCAGGTCTGTCCGCCTACGAGGCTTCGCAGCTTGCCCCAAGTCGGGACGCTAGGGAACGGGCGCAAGATCAATTTAGGGCGTCTGAAATAACAGACATGAATGCGCCTTTATATTCTGACGACAGCATGAACAGGCTATCGTTTAACACGCCCGTCAGTTCGCCGGTAGCGCCACAGTCATCACTTACCAGTGAGGCTTTGGCTCCTATGGCTCCCGTCGCTTTTAGTTCGCCGGTAGCGCCGCAGTCTTCACTTTCGGGCCAAGACTTATCGCCTATGGCTCCCGTAGCTTTTAGCTCTCCAGTAGCGCCGCGGTCATCATTTACCAGTGAGGCTTTGGCTCCTATGGCCCCAGTAGCTTTTAGCTCTCCAGTAGCGCCACAGTCATCACTTACCGGAGAATCCTTGCCTAGTGTGGCTAGTGATTTTGGTAACTTTCCCGGCGGCGCTGGTGGTGAATTTGGAGGTGGCGTTGGCACTGGTAATTTTGGCGGCAGTCCTGCTGATGCTGCTGATTTAGGTTATGCCCACGGCGGCATGGTAGACGCCCGTCACCTCAAAGGCCGCGCTCCTGCACCAGACGACGGCTACGGTGCTTTGCAGGGCGGTGAGTACGTCATCACTAAGGCGGCGGTGGAAAGGTACGGCAAGCGCCTGCTGGATGCTATCAACAACGGGACATTCCGATGACTGACGATGACTTCAAGCGCCTAGAAAGCAAGGTTGACAAGCTGACGGATGCTGTTGGCAAGTTGATCTTGTTTGAAGAAAGGCAGGCTACCCAGGGCGCTCGCATCGGAAACGTGGAGGTCAAGATTGGCATCCATGATGCTGCATTGCAGCGAGTTGACCGCAAGATCGACCAGTGGGTCAACAGAGGCATGGGCGTCTGGGCTGCTGCTGCCGTTGTGTTTGCGCTTGTGCAGTTTTGGAAAAAATGAAAGCCAAACTTACCTTTTGCGTCACACTCATGGTCAGTGTGACCTTGTGCATTGTGGTAATAGGGATGGTTGGCGTATTGATGATCGGCCTGTTTGATGAGAAGGTGGACAACTCGGAAATCTTCAAACTCATCAGCCCTGCATTTCAGACTATTGTTGGCGGGTTCATTGGCCTGTTGGCGGGTGTCAAGTTATCACACGACGAAGAGGATGAACCGAAATGCTAACCCTACTATCTACATTGATCAGCTTTCTGGCTGGTGGCTTACCAAAGCTGCTCGGTTTCTTTCAGGACCGCGCTGACAAGAAGCATGAGATGGCAATGGCTCAATTACAAATTGAGCGTGAACTAGAACTCCGCAAAGCAGGCTTTGAAGCACAGCAACGTGTAGAAGAGATCAGGGTAGAAGGCCAGATGATAGAGGCAGAAGCCTCAGAACGCACTGCCTTGTACGCTCATGACATTGCCATAGGTCAGGGTGCATCACAGTGGATGGTCAACCTACGGTCAGGTGTACGTCCATTGCTGACATACGGTTTCTTCCTGTTGTTTGCTTTTGTTGAGATCGGTGGGTTTGTCTACGCCTGGAATCATGGGATCTCTTTTGATGTGCTGATTGAGAAACTGTGGGATACCGATACCCAATTGATCTTTGCTTCGATCATTAGCTTTCACTTTGGTGGCAGGGCATTTAAAGGTGGAAAAGATTGAAAGTCTCTCAACGGTGCAAGGACATGATCAAGCACCATGAAGGTGTTAGATACAAGCCTTACCGTTGCCCAGCGCGGCTTTGGACTGTTGGAGTAGGCCATGTTCTCTATCCCATTCAGGGTCGTTTACCTTTGGATCAGAGAGACTCTTTCCAATTGGAGCCAGAACACAATCGGACGTTTTCTAGGGATGAAGTAGATGGAATCCTTAGTGCTGATCTCCAGCGATTTGAGGCTGGCATCACCAAACTTTTTCCTGTGGTGCTTACCCAAGGTCAAAATGATGCTCTTGTTAGTTTTGGCTTTAACCTTGGTCTGGGAGGCGTACAGCGCAGCACCCTCCGTCAGAAGGTTCTTAGGGGTGAGATAGCAGAAGCCGCTGATGAGTTCCTGAAGTTCACCAGGGGCGGCGGTAAAGTTCTGCCAGGATTAGTTAAACGTCGTCAAGACGAACGCTCACTGTTTTTATCCTGAGTAGATTCATTGCATCTCGCAGGTCACCCCTAAGTTGCTCAAGTGCCTCTTGTTGGGCCTGTAACCGTTGGTAGGCGTCCAGGGCAAACCTGTCCAATGTCTGACGTTCCCATGCTGCAAAGTTCGGTAGATCGTTCAATTTGATTTCTCATCCAGGTTGGGCCACCCAATTGCAGCAGCTTGATGCGCTGGCTCTGGGTTAGCTTAATTGAGTACACAACTGTCAACTTAGTGGGCGTCACGTTACGACGATTAATCTCACGCTCGATGCGTTCAAACTCGTCGTCTTCAGTGATCATGAGTTGCGCTCCTCTAATTTGTCCGATGCAGTCTCAATGCTGGCTCGTACTCCAAGACCCATTTCGTATATTTCAGTGATCTCATCATCCGTCAGACCCTGCCACGGGCGCTGTGCTGCTTTAGCGTCTGCAAACCCTCGCTGATAAACAAGCAGCAGCGTGTCATCGTCGTCTTCGTGTTTCATAACAAGTACCCCAACCAAAAAAAGAATGCCGCCAAAGAGATCAGCGTGATCAGCAGCACAATGCTGAACTCCAGCCACTCGTTCATCAGGTATTGTTCATCGTCATCGTCATTCATGTCCGATGCCCCCTGCTTGGCAAACTAAACGCTCTCATGCTACCTGCCCGTGGCACTTGGGCCATGTAGTCCCCGTCACCAGTACGGTAGGTATCCCGCCGCCACAGGTCGTTCTCCGCCGCTCGGACCTCGCCGGGGCGCTTCTGCCGTTCAACGTACCGGCCAAGGGTCTCTTTGGTCTTGCGGTTCAGCTCAAGGCTGGCGTGGCGCACCATATGAGTGGGCGTTCTGTTGACCTTTATCTCTTCTAGTATGCTCATAGTGGTGCGTCTTCATAATTTTCAGGGTTAAAAGGAATGCGTTTGTTTGGCATTGGTTTTGGTAACTCAGTCGGGAAAGGCCAGATGGTCATAGCATTACTTTCTCAATGTAGTGCGCCAGTTTCCACAAATCGGGCTTGCTAACGCCAGCGTCAACGGCTTTGGCGCTTCGTTGAATCTCACGAACAATCCTAGCGCGTTCTTCTTTGCAGGCGGCTTCCATAACCTTCAATTCCTTTTCGTCAACGTGTTGCTCAAATTTGTTCCATGCCAACAAGCTAATTTCATTGGTAGTCATACTTTCTCCGCATCGGTTAAGAACTTACGCAGGCGCTTAATCCTGGCGTCTTCATAAGCCACCATGCTGGTAGCAAACTCAACTGCAC